AAAAATATACAAAATGTATCCAGATGTGCCAGATGTGAAATACGGAACGAAGAATTCCGCGTGTTTTGACATCGCAGCACATTTTCATTATCAAAATTCCTTTAAGTCTTATTCCAAAGACAATAAAGAAATTGTAATTCTTGGTGTTCAAGACGAACACGGTAAAGCATACATTGATATTCCTTCAGAATGGAGATTGCTGATTCCAACCCATTTGATTCTTGATATTCCAGAGCAGCATTGCGTAAAAATCTATCCTCGTTCTGGTCTTTCTACAAAGAAAGGATTGAATCTCATTAATTGTGTTGGTATAATTGACTCAGATTATGTCGAACAATTGATGATTCCAGTCTATAATAATTCTCAAGAACGTCTACGAATTTATTCTGGTGATCGCATAGCACAAGGTGAATTGGTTTACCAACCCCAGGCAGATCTTTCATACATAAATGAAAGACCATCTCGTAAAAGTGATCGTGATGGTGGGTTTGGATCTACAGGTGTATAATGAACAAAACAAAAATTGATGATGTAGTAGACTTCCTCAAGAAGTTTGCTGGTGATGACGGTATTCCAGTTATTAATGGAACCGATTGGGAAGAGATGAATACTCTCTTCAAGAAAGAAGAAATTAAAGAGGGAATGGCAGAATATATTTCAAGGTATTCTGTTTTATTTCCATTTAGACAAATTCCATTTGAAGATGTAGAGAAGAAGTTCAGAGAACTTCGTGCTGCTCCTTACATTGAATTTATCATGCGCGATTCAGGAATAGTGACTGAAAAATATACTGATTACAAATATCCATATTCAAAGCATGGTAAGTTTGTGATCTCGTATGGTCATTATTTTAATGACATCAGTAATTATTATCACCAACGCAATCGCTATGATTGTGGATCGCATGGATTTGTTTCTCCAAATGAATATTGGTATTCTCCAGATCTTCTCAAGAGAATGAACTGGACATTCTGGAGAATGGAAGATCGCGGAATCAATCACAACAAGATTCGTGGATCATTTCGTCTTGGGGCATATGTTGCCACTCAATTCAAACCACAGGTAGCAAAGACTGTTTTTGATTTTGTACAAAACAAAATTAAGAAAAGACAATTAAGAATACTAGACTTTAGCATGGGGTGGGGAGATCGTCTTGCTGGATTCTATGCTTCTAGAGCAACACACTATCTTGGAACTGATCCAAATCCAAATGTATTCCGAGTCTATAAAGATCAATGTGTTGCTTATGAAAGAATGATTTCTGGAAAAGATCCAGTTATTACAGATTTCCAAAAAGAAGTTAAAGGTCATATTTATGATGCCTTTAGATGTATTGGTGCTTCTGGAAAAGAAATAATTGTGTACAATGCTCCTGCTGAAGACATACTTGATGTCATAACAGCAAATCAATATGATTGTATATTTACATCACCTCCATATTTTGCCACAGAACTCTACGATGAAGGTGGTGATGACTGGAAACAATCTTGGTTTAGATATGATCAATATGATAACTGGTGGAATAAATTTTATGCTCCAGTTATGAAAGCATGTTACGAATCATTAGCACCACACGGATTGATGATGATCAATATCATGGATCCTCATGTTTATGGTAAACGATATAACACATGTGATCAAATGGTAGATTACATCAAGGGTCTTGGTGGAGTGTTTGATGGTCAGATTGGTATGCGAATCAAGCAACGACCAAAAAACATTGACTCAGAAGAACTTAAAAAATATCTGGTCACTACTTTTATTGAAAACATCTGGTGTTTTTCAAAGAATGGGTTTGACTTATCACCAGGATTTGCTACACTAGAGGGACTGTTCGGAGACTAATATGACGAAGGATGAACTTTTTAAAATGCATGAAGATATGTGCGGTGACGCACTTGAACTTATGAGAAAAAAGAATGCAGATTACGCTGGTGGTGTGTCTGATCCCTTTGCTAATTTTCGTCGTGCGGAAGCACTGGGTGTATGCTCGACAGAGCAAGCATTTCTTGTGCGTATGACTGATAAGATGTCTCGTCTTTCTTCTTTCGCAAAGAAAGGCACACTTGCAGTTGAAGATGAATCTGTACATGATACACTTCTTGATCTGATCAACTATTCAGTTCTTCTTTCCGCCTATATTAAATCAAACTCAAAATGAATTTTTACACGAATGTGTTTTATAACTTTGATTCTATTCTTTATGCCGAAAAAGATAATGGAATAACCAAGTACAGGAGTCAAAAGTTTGTTCCAAAAATTTATCTCCCATCTAAAAAGAAAACTGATTTTATTTCGATTCATGGTCAGCCTCTTTCTGAAATGACTTTTAGTTTCTATGACTCCTACAAGGAGTTCCTAGAGAAGTATTCCGATGTTCCAGGGTTTGAAATTCATGGAGATATTCAATCCGAATATCAATTCATCAATGAAAAGTATGGAACAGATGTTCAATTTGACTATTCTCAAATTGATATCATGTATATCGACATTGAGACTACCTCGGAGAATGGGTGGCCTTCAATTGAAGATCCGCAAGAAAAGATCAATGTAATTACAGTAATGTCAACAAGAACAGGAAAGGCAACTTTCTGTCTTGGTAAAGTCAACATTGCTGATAAGTCTCGTATATATGAATACGATGATGAAGAGGAAATGTTGCTTGCTTTTATAGAATATTTTGCTGCCAATTACCCTGATGTTGTATCGGGATGGAACATTCGATTCTTTGACTTTCCTTATCTCATCAAGAGAATCAAGCATGTCATGGGGTTTAAGTTTGCCAAGAAACTTTCACCTTGGGGTATTCTCAAGGAAAAGTTCATCACTCGTAATGGCAGAGAAGATCTGATGTATGATATTATCGGAATCTCCATGCTTGATTATTATGAAGTCTACAAGACTTTTACTTATGTCAATCAGGAATCATATTCTCTGAATCATATTTCCTATGTGGAACTTGGTGAACGCAAACTTGGTTATGACGAACATGAAAGTCTCACTGAATTCTATCGCAAAGATTTTTCCAAGTTTGTTCAGTATAACATCCGAGATGTTGAACTCGTTCAGAAACTGGAGGAGAAACTAAAACTAATTGAACTCGCAATTGCCCTTGCATATTCGGCAGGAGTCAATTATCAGGATGTATTCTCCCAAGTTCGCACATGGGATGTAATTATCTATAACACTTTGAGTTCCAAGGGAATCGTAATTCCTCCCAAGAAGAGGGGACGCAAGGATGAGCAGTATGCGGGTGCTTATGTCAAGGAACCGTTGGTGGGAATGCACAAGTGGGTTGTGTCGTTTGACTTGAACTCACTATACCCCCATCTCATCATGCAGTATAATATCTCGCCAGAAACCATTACAGACGATGGTATGCGTGGTGTGGTTTCACCCGATGGCATTCTCAAGCAAGGCATGGTGGCAATGGGAGCATTGAAGGACAACAAGGAAAAGAATGTCGCAACTGCTGCCAACGGAACAACCTATCGAAAAGATGTGCGTGGATTCTTGCCAGAACTTATGGATCAAATGTATAAAGATCGTAAAATGTTCAAGAATAAAATGATCGAATCCAAAAAGAATCTGGAAGATATCAACGCGGAAATGAAGCGAAGGGGCTTGACAAAGTAAAGTTTTCTGGTACAATAGACGCATGGAAACGAGGAATGTGATTGACCACTACCACTACTGGAAGCATGAAGCGATCATCGCAGACCTTGATGCAAAGCGGAATAATTTTACCGTTGTTTGTAGCAATCTATATAACGACTTCAATATTGCTACAGTTATTCGTAACGCGAATGCGTTTCTTTCTAAGCAAGTAATCCTTTATGGAGCAAAGCAGTATGATCGCCGTGGCACTGTAGGCACACATCATTACACACATTTCAAGCACGCTAAGACCTTTGTTGAACTGGAAGATCAAATCAAGATAATTCGTGGATCTTACGGAACAGTCAAAGTAATTGGCATAGATAATGTGCCAGGTGCTACGGCAATTGACGAGTTTGTATGGGACTCAAATACACATTATGTTCTAGCGTTTGGTCAGGAACAAGTTGGTCTACCCGCAGAAATCCTTGACATCTGCGACCAAGTATTGTACATTAAACAGTATGGAAGTGTCAGGAGTCTGAATGTAGGAACCGCGAGTGGTATTGCAATGTACGCACTTGCAAGTAATGTGTTTTAATGCTTCGTGGTGTAATTGGCAGCACAATTCCCTTTGAAGGAATTTGTTTTGGTTCGACTCCAAACGAAGCAGTTTTAGTGGTAATATACCATATATACAATAGAGGTATTACCATATGAGGCAAAAGACATCAATAATTTGGAAACTTCCTAAACTAGAACTAGAAAATTTAGTTAAAAATTGCACTAGTTTTACTTGTGTTCTTAAATATTTTAATTTATTGCCAAAGGGTGGAAATACACGAACACTTAAAACTAGATTAGATGAGGATAATATTGATTATTCTCATATTGCTGAAGGCAAGTATCACAATTTAGGTAAAAACTTTCCTGAATTAGAAAGACCATTATCAGAAGTTTTAATTTGCAACTCAAACTATTCCAGAAGAAGAATAAAGCAAAGATTAATTTCTGAAAATATTTTAGAAAACAAATGTTCACTGTGTGGTTTAGAAAACAAATGGCAAGAAAAACCATTAACTTTACAATTAGATCATATAAACGGCATATCAGATGATAATAGATTGGAAAATTTAAGATTATTATGTCCAAATTGCCATTCTCAAACTGAAACATTTGCTGGAAGATCAACTCGTAGTAAAAAATATTATTGTGCTACATGCAATGCGAAAACTGGTAAACATTCTAATATCTGTTTAAATTGTAGTTCAATCTTAAGAAGAAAATTTAATCCCACTAGACAAGAACTTGAAGATCTGGTACAATTACATCCTATGACCACTATAGGAAAAATGTTTGGTGTGTCAGATAATGCTGTGAGAAAACGATGTATTAAGTTAGGAATAGAAATATAAACAAAGGGATTGTGGTGTAATTGGCAGCCACCTTAGACTTAAAATCTAATGCCTACAAAGGCGTGCGGGTTCGAGTCCCGCCAATCCCACTATGGCGCGGTAGACCAACGGCAGAGTCGGTTCACTCAAAATGAATTCAGTGTGGGTTCGAATCCCACCCGTGCTATTATGAACAGAGAACGCTACATCGAACTCGACCGATCAGGAACAGGACTCACCAAGGAAGAGGAAAACGCACAATGAAGACACTAATCGCAACAGCATTTATCGCAACAGCAGCACACGGGACTGGGACTTTATGCACCTTTGAAAATCTTCCTGCGCCCACTACTGCCACAACCAATCCCCCGAACACAGGATTCTATTGGGATTACCTCTCCTCATACGAGGGATTCCAATTCACCAGTTCATACCCCCAAGGCAACTTTCAATGGGCATACTATGATCTCGTTGGCGGTGGGGGATGGGCAGGATATGATGAGGGAATCGTCGGGGATCGTGCCCTGTTTACTCCGTGGGGTGCAGAAGCGAGCAAGAATTACCGTATTAGTAGGAATGAGTTGTGGATGCTCAACAGCATTGAAGTCACAGCAGTTTGGGCTTCATCCACGGTGGTCATAGAGGGATACCGCTACGGGGAGGGAGTGTTCACCTACACCGCACAACTGGCTACAGCACAACGGGTAAAACTGAACATCTCACAGGTGTATCCGTTTACAGAATATGCGGTACATCAGATCAAGATATACAGCACTGGCTCTCTTTCTTCCCACCTTGTCATCGACAACATCGAATACACAGTCGTTCCCACACCATCGGCACTTGCTCTGCTTGCGGTTGCTGGATGCGTTGGAAGGCGGCGACGATAATGTACGGTATTATTACAGACACCAATCATTTTGTGTCAGATAATTTAATAGACTCTTCGGGAGAACCCCGCAAGGGTCTTCTTCTTTTTAAGAAGAAATCAAATGCGGTAACGGAATCAGAAAGTCTAAACGAAATTCGCAAGAGAATGAAAATATCTCAGTGCTATTCTGTCCAAAAGGCAACACCCGAAGATATTCCCGAGTGTGGTGTTATTCTTGACGGGGTTTGGAAGCAGAAATTATAAATACACCATAGAGGGACAACTTATGGAATGTATTACTAAATTATTAACTCTTCAGAATCAACTTCGTATTCATCATTGGCAGACACCATCCTACGCAGAGCACAAGGCATTAGGTAATGCCTACGAAGGTTTGGATGATCTCATTGATACCTTTGTTGAGACATATATGGGAAAGTACGGAAAAGATACTGAACAACATAGAAGCGTTGATCTAAAAGGTTATGAAACGGCACATCCAATGCCTGTTATAAAATATTTTGAAAATTATTTAACTAATGAACTTCCGAATGAATTATCAGAAAATGATACCGAACTTTTAAATATTCGCGATGAAATGCTAGGTGTGCTTAATCAAACCAAGTATCTCTTGACACTTCATTAATCTGTGATATACTTTATAGTATGATTCATGAATTTTTAAATCCAGTTCCAGTAACCACTCCTCTTGGGGGTGGTTATCTTTTTTATGTAAAAGATAGCGGAACTTGGGAAAATGATATTTTTTGTGTAGTAATGGAAAATGGTGGGCATATAATGCACTTTAGAAGCGATCAAATACGAATATATTCAAATTCGACATTTGATATTAAAAAGGAAGAAGAATGTCAAAAGACTACAGCAAAATGACCAATAAAGAATTGCTGGAAGCAAAACGGCAGGCAGAACTTGATATTTCTAAATACCATAATTTTCAGTTGGTTCGTAAGATTCAATTGAATTCCGCTTACGGTGCGATAGGCAACCAATACTTTCGATATTATTCAACTGAACTCGCAGAGGCAATCACTCTGTCGGGTCAGTTGTCTATTCAGTGGATTGGGCAGGAACTCAACAAATATTTAAACAAAGTTGTAAAGACGGAAAATGTTGATTATGTGATCGCATCTGATACAGATTCAGTCTATCTTTGCCTAGATACACTCGTTGGAAAAGCATTTCCAAACAAGGGAATGATTGATGGCAAATCTGTTCCCCCACCCGATACCAAGAATGTTGTTAACTTTCTCGACAAGTCAGCAGAGGAATTAATTCTTCCTTTTATTGATAAAAAGTTCAAGGAACTTGCTGACCTTACAAATGCATATGAAAATAAAATGCAGATGGGTCGAGAGGTTATTGCAGACAAGGGTATTTGGACTGCGAAGAAGCGATACATGCTGAATGTGTGGGACTCCGAAGGTGTGCGATACACAGAACCCAAACTCAAGATCATGGGCATTGAAACGACTCGCTCATCGACCCCAGAATTTGTTCGCAAGCATTTGAAGACTGCGATTAATATCACGATGAATGGAACAGAGAGTGACATGATTGACTTTGTTGAAAAGTGTCGCAAAGAATTTTACTCTCTGCCACCCGAAGATATTGCCTTTCCTCGTAGTGTGAATGGCATGGACAAATACACAGATCGGGGAACAATTTACAAAAAATCAACACCAATTGCTGTTAAGGGTGCTCTGATTTATAATCATTATCTCAATCAATTTAAAATCAGCAAGAAATATCGTAAGATTCAAGAGGGTGATAAGATTAAATTTCTCATGCTCAAGAAACCAAATCCTCTTGGTGGTGTAGCAGGAGAGGATCAGGTTATTTCTTTTCCAAATATTCTTCCAAAAGAATTTAAACTTGAGGGATATATTGATTTTAAAATTCAATTTGAGAAATCATTTATTGACCCTCTGACTGCCATCCTAGATACTATTGGTTGGTCAACAGAGAAGAAAAATACACTAGAAAATTTATTCGGTTGAAAGGAATATTATGAGTGACTTTTTATCATCAATGGTTAAAACATCAGGAAACAAATATGCCTCATTGGTTAGTGACGGACTCGAAGGGTCAGATGTCAGCGGATTTGTCGATACTGGAACCTATCTTCTTAATGGACTGCTTAGTGGAAGCATTTATTCTGGGATGCCTGGTAACAAAATTCTTGCACTTGCTGGAGAATCTTCTACAGGTAAAACTTACTTTACTCTATCTATTGTATCCAAATTTCTAAGAGACAATCCAGACGCAGTTGTTTTGTATTTTGATTCAGAGCAAGCAGTGACTTCTGAGATGTTCAAGAATCGTGGCATTGATCCAAAGCGTATCGCAGTATTTCCTGTGTCAACAGTAGAAGAGTTTCGTCATCAAGCAATTACAATTGTTGATAAGTATCTTGAACTTCCAAAGGAAGATCGCAAACCAACAATGATTGTTCTTGATTCTCTTGGTATGTTGTCAACATCCAAGGAGATGAACGATACTGCTGAAGGCAAAGAGACACGCGACATGACTCGCGCACAAATCGTGAAGTCAACCTTTCGTGTGCTCACAGTAAAACTTGGCATCGCAAAGATTCCAATGATTATGACGAATCACACTTATCAAGTCGTTGGTGCTTATGTTCCAATGTCTGAGATGGGTGGTGGTACAGGTCTTAAGTATGCAGCATCGACTATTGTTTATCTTTCAAAGAAGAAGGATAAAAATTCTGACGGTGAAGTTGTTGGTAACATTATTCATTGTAAACTTTACAAGGGTCGTTTCACCAAAGAAAATAAACAAATTGATGTTCGTTTAAATTATGATACTGGTCTTGATCCATACTATGGCCTTGTTGATATTGCTGTAAATGCTGGAATCTTTAAGAAAAATTCAACACGAATTGAACTGCCTGACGGTTCAAAGGTTTTTGAAAAGACCATCTATGATAATCCTGAAAAGTATTTCACAAAGGATGTTCTTGATCTGATTGACAAGGCAGTGTATAATGAGTTTAGTTACGGTGCAGATTCTGTAACTAACGAGGATGAAAATGACTGATGTTGAAAAACTAATTCTTCATAATCTTATCAAAAACGAAACATACGCACGAAAAGTTACTCCCTTTCTCAAGAGGGAGTATTTTCATGATCGTTCTATAAGATTTATTTTTGAAACGATTCATGACTTTATCTTAAAGTATAACAATCTTCCTACAAAGGAAGCAATCTATATTATCCTTGATAAGAACAAGAGCATCAATCAAGAAGAGATGAAAAGAATTTCAACTTATGTTGAAGAGATTTCAAATGCTAAGGATAATGTAGACTTTGAATGGTTGATGGCAGAGACTGAAACATTTTGTAAAGATAAAGCAGTCTATAATGCCATCATGGAATCTATTCAAATCATTGATGGAAAGACTCAGCAATCACAAGGATCTATTCCTGATATTCTTTCAAAGGCATTAGCAGTATCTTTTGATGTTCATATCGGTCACGATTATATCGAAGACTATGAGAAGCGATATGATTTCTATCACACGATAGAGAAGCGTATTCCTTTTGATCTTGATGGATTCAATCAGATCACCAATGGTGGAACTCCCTCAAAAACTTTAAACATTGTCATGGCAGGAACTGGTGTTGGTAAATCTTTGTTTCTTTGTCATCATGCTGCAAACTGCCTCAAACAAAATTGTAATGTTCTCTATATCACATGCGAGATGGCAGAAGAAAGAATTGCAGAAAGAATTGACGCAAATCTTCTTGATGTGACTCTTGATAATCTTCGTGAACTTCCAAAGACACTTTATGAGAAGAAGATTCAAAATCTTAGTTCTGGTGTAAAGGGTAAACTCATCATCAAGGAATATCCAACTGCCACAGCAAATGTGAATCATTTTAGATTTCTTCTTGACGAACTTTGGTTGAAGAGGAAGTTTAAACCAGATATTATCTTTATTGATTATCTAAACATCTGTGCTTCGGCAAGAGTCAAGAGTGGAAATAATGTAAACTCATATACTTACATCAAGTCAATCGCTGAAGAGATTCGTGGTTTGGCAGTTGAGTATAATGTCCCTATCTTCAGTGCGACTCAAACAACTCGCTCTGGATATTCAAGCACTGATGTTGGTCTTGAAGATACATCCGAATCTTTTGGTCTTCCTGCGACTGCCGACTTTATGTTTGCTTTGATCTCTACAGAAGAACTTGCCGAACTAAATCAGATTATGGTAAAGCAATTGAAGAATCGGTATAATGACACTGCAATAAACCGTAAGTTTCTATTAAATATCACAAGAGCAAAGATGAAAGTTTCTGATATTCAACAACAAACGGTGAACCCGATGGCAATTCCAGCAAGTCCTCCTCCAAAACAAAAAGGTAGTAAGTTTGAAGATTGGAGTTTCTGATGTCAACCTATCTAGATCGTAAGTACATCAATCTTGTTTCCAATACACTTGAGAAGTTTAAGTGGAAGAAAGTAAATCTTGCCAATTGTCGTTGTCCATTGTGCGGTGATTCAGAGAACAACAAAAATAAAGCAAGAGGATATTTTTTTAGTGCAAAAGACAGTTATTTTTATAAGTGTCACAACTGTGGTGTTTCCTATAATGTTTACAAGTTTCTTGAGATAATTTCTCCGCCCTTGTTCAAGCAATATTGCTTGGAGAAGTTTACTGAGAAAAACAACAAGATAATTGCTGATGAACCAATTGTAAGAAAACCAATTATCACAGAGACATTAAAACAAGAAGAACCAACACATCCAAAGGTTATAAAGTTTTTAGAGTCAAGAAGAATACCAAAACAACATTGGAATAAGTTTGGTTATACTGAACATTTTGCTGAGTATGCCAAGACAATTAATTCTGATTATTCTTTGATTGATGATGCCAGAATTTTAATTCCAATTTGTGATGAGCATAATCAATTGATTGGATCTCAGGGACGAGCATTTGGAAATGGCAAACCAAAATATATTACTCTCAAGAAAGATGAGTCGATCAAATTAACTTATGGACTGAACACTGTCGATAAGAGCAAACCAATCTTTGTTGTGGAGGGTCCGATTGACAGTCTGTTCCTTCCCAATGCAATTGCTTGCTTGGGTGTAGGAAATTTTATAGAGGTCAGGGAAAAGTTTCCAAAGCAGGATCTTATCTTTGTTGTAGATAATGAACCAAGAAATAAAGCAGTGGTTGATGTCATGGGAAAACTGATAGAGAATAAAGAGAAAGTTTGTATTTTTCCTGATTCTATAAAAGATAAGGATATAAATGAAATGGTATTGAATGATATCAATGTTTCTGATATCATCAACACTCACACATACAGTGGAGCATCAGCAATGCTCGCATTCAATAAATGGAGAAAATGCCAATGAAAATTAGTGAACAAGACTTTTTACTGCTGACGGGGTTGGCAGACTTTCACTTCAAGTTCGCAGAATATGTTCGTGAAGCAGATCAAGATATGTTTTATCGTGCTATAGATTATGCAAAGACTTATGCTAAAACTGATGGTATGAAATTTGATTATTGGCACGAAGATCATAAAAAGTTTCTTGAAGAGATGAATCAAATATTTGTAAAACTACAAGCAAAGTTTGATCGTCTTGTAAATAAAATTGGAGATAAAGAAGAAGCAAAACGACTTTGGGTGAAGAAAAAGAATACCTCACATGAAGATCCTCTTGGTATGGCAAGATATCTTGAAAATTTTATTCATCATGCCCGTGAATTGGATTATGATGCGTTTGATTTAAATGACTGGGAAAATTATATGAAGATTTGTAAACACGTCAAGGATCCAAAGTTTGTAGAGTTTGCTGTAAGTCAAATGACTAGAGTTCTCGGATCTGATCATGATTTTATAAAGGGGTTGAAGAGTGAAAATTAATGTTCTTGATGCTGGGTTTGTTGAACTTGTAGAATGTATGGGTTCTGATTTAACGGTGGTCAACGCTGCTAGAGTATCCTTTAACAAACAAAGTGATTGGCAAGAAATTGATGCTGATGGAAACCCTCTACTCTCTGACAAAGATTTTAAATTAATTCGCTACCTAGCAGACCATGAGCATTGGACTCCCTTTGCTCATCCCCAAATTACATTGAGAATCAAAGCACCTATTTCTATTCGCACACAACTTTTTAAACATAAAGTTGGATTTGTTGAGAATGAAATTTCTCGTAGATATGTTTCATATGAACCTGATCTTTATTTTCCATACTTTCGTGGTAAACCCACAAATGGAGCAAAGCAAGGATCTGAAGATTTTATCACAGATGTTAAAATGAAAGAAGAGATTGATCGTAAATATCGTGAAGCAGCAGAAAAGTGTGTTGAAGTTTATGATGATCTTCTAGAAGCAGGAGTCGCACCAGAACAAGCACGATTTGTTTTACCACAAGGAGTTTATACTGAGTGGTGGTGGACTGGTTCGTTATCAGCGTATGCGCGAGTCTATACGCAAAGAATTAACCCACACGCGCAGTGGGAAGTTCGTGAGTATGCTAAAGCAATTGGTGAAATTATTGAACCTCTTTTCCCAGAATCTTGGTTGGCACTCACTCGTAAGAGGAATACATAAGAATGCCCATTTGGGAAAATAGGAGTTACTATGAAAGAATTGCCATCTGATTATCAGAAATTTATCCACACCTCCAGATATGCTCGTTGGATTGAAAAAGAAAAACGACGAGAGACATGGGGTGAAACAGTAAAGCGTTATTTTGATTTCTTTGAAACACATCTTAAAGAACACAATAATTATATTGTTCCGACAGAATTAAGAGCAGAACTTGAAGATGCTGTTCTTAACCTTGAAATTATGCCGAGCATGAGAGCGTTGATGACTGCTGGAGAAGCACTTCGTCGCGACAATACAGCAGGATATAATTGTTCTTATGTTGCAATTAATCGTGTTCGTGCTTTTGATGAAATACTCTATATACTCATGTGTGGAACGGGAGTAGGATTCTCCGTGGAGCGTCAGTATGTTGAAAAACTTCCTACAATTGCTGAAAACTTCTCTGCTAGTGATACCACGATCATTGTGGAAGATAGCAAGGCTGGTTGGGCTAAGGCTTACAAAGAACTTGTCTCCTTACTCAT